CCTCCTCGATCCTCAACCGCTGGCTCCAGATTTGCAATTGCGCCGCGGTGTGGAGCGGCGGCCTGCTCAAGTTTATTCCCTACGGCGACACCGAAGTAGTCGAAGGCTCGACCCAGACCTTCACCCGCAACTTCTCCATCCCCTATGTCGTGCCGCCAGACAGCGGCACCACCTACTACTTGCCCGCCCAGATCGGCGTCTCTTCGCCAGACAATTTCGTCCACGACGGCGGCGTGGTCTATGCCGAGAGCGGCATCCCGCTCCTCTACATCGGCATCTTCGTCATCTCGCCGTCGAACTTCACCCTGTTCCCCGGCACTTACGGGATGAACCCGATCGGCAATTACATCTTTTCCAACGGCGACGAGGGCAAGCCGGTCATCATGACCTACACGGTCAAGGCGGCGACCGGGTTTGCGCCGCTCTTGACCCCGATCTATGACCTCGGCGACGCCGACTTCTATGCCGAGAAGGACGCTGATCCCGTCAACGTCGACCGCGCCGACGTCTATTCGCTGCCCAACATCCAGCGCATCGAAGTCACCAGCCAGTCGAACGCCTACAGCGTGACGCCGGTCGAGGCGCGCGATCAGGCGCAGATCGAGATGTACGGCCCGCGCGTCGGCTCGACCATTTCGGCGCATGAGATTTGCGACGAGTTCACCATCGGGCCGGTGGTCGCGCAACTGATCCTCCAGCGCGGCCTCTACGTCCGCGCCAAGTACACCTTCAAGCTCTCGTGGGAGTTTTGCCTTCTCGATCCGATGGACGTGGTGACGATCACCGACCTCGCGCTCGGGTTGGATCAGGCCCATGTCCGCATCGTCTCGATCGAGGAGGACGACAACGGCCTCCTGACCGTCACCGCCGAGGAGCTGGTCTCCGGCATCGCCACCCCGGCGGCGAACCCGTCCGCCGGTTCGACCAGCCGCCAGCACTCGTTCTCCCAGACCGCCATCTCCGTCAACAACCCGCTCATCTATCAGCCGCCGACCTCCCTGACCGCCGGCGTGGCCCAGGTCTGGGCCGGCGCCTCGCCGCAGGCGGCGGGCGCATCGACGCAATGGGGCGGCGCCAACATCTGGGCCTCGTTCGACAATGCGACCTACGCCCAGGTCGCGACCATCACCCAGCCGTTGATCCAAGGGCTGCTCTCGGCCCCGCTGCCGATCGCCATCGCCGGGACTGACCCCACCCACACGCTGTCGGTCGATCTCACGATGAGCGCCGGCTCGCTCTCCAACGTCGACCCGACCTCGGCTTCGCTCGGCGTCACCCGCTCGCTGGTCGACAACGAGCTCGTCAGCTACACCAATGCGACCCTCACCGCGGCCAACGCCTACGCCCTCACCGGGCTCTATCGCGGCCTGAACGGGACGGCGCCGGCCGCGCACTCGACCGGGAGCTTTTTCGCCCGCCTGGACGACGCAATCGTCACTTACGACATTCCGGCTGGCGTCACCGGCCAGACGATCTACTTCAAGTTCCAGAGCTTCAACGCCTTCGGCGGCGGCGCGCAGATGCTGTCCGACTGCGCGGTCTACCAGATCACCATCGGCTCGGCCGGAACCTCCCACCCGATCGCCATCCAGCTGCAATCCGGCTCGCCGGTCGACCTCGGCCAGGTCAGCGCCGCGCCGACCATCACCGACGACTTCGGCGGGGTCGCGGACGCGATCGGCGCCGTCATCGACCTCGGCAATTTCGGCGTCGTGCCGCACCCGATCGCGATTAAGCTGGCGAGCGGGATCCCGCTCGACCTCGGCCCCGTCGCCGGGGTGATCGACGTCAGCGACGACTTCGGCGCGATCGTCGACCCGCCGATCCACATCTCCGACCTCGGGACCGTCCCATGAGCGAGCAACTTCAACTCCGGCGCGGCACGGCGGCGCAGATCGCGACCAACACGCCGATGGCGGGCGAGGTGTGGGTCGACACCGACCACAACCGTCTGGTGGTCGGCGACGCGTCGACCGTCGGCGGCTTCGCCGTCCCGAAGATGACGGAGGTCGCGAGCTACGCGGTGATCGCCAAGGCGGTCAGCGCCAACCTTGTCGCCGACACGCCGCTCATCGTGCCGCTGCCTCCCGGGGTCACTCGCTACCGCGTCACCCGCCTGACCGTGATCGCCGACACCGGCGTCCCGCTCACCGCCGCGCAGGCCGCGCTCTACAACGCCGCCTCGGGCGGCGGCGTCGCCATCGCCTCGCCGCAGGCGCTGTCCGGCCTGACCTCGACTTCGCCAGCCACGGCGGGCAACGCGATCGACCTGACGCTGGCGCTCGCGCCGGCGACCTTCTTCACCACCGCGACCTTGTTCTTTCGCATCACCACCGCGCAGGGCTCGGCGGCGACCATCGACGTCATCCTCCACATCCAGCCCTACGACTGACCCCAATGACCCACGAAGAGATCGCCGCCCTCCTGGCGCAGAAGGAGAAGATCGATGGTGGGGACGCGGGAACGTCCTACGAACGCTGGATCGCCGACGCGCTCGAGGCGCTGCTCAAGACCATCGCCATCAAATCCCAGGCGGCAGCAGCGGCAGCCACGCCGCCGAAGTAGCCTGCTGATGGCGCCGGCCTGCCCGCTCTCGCGCCGCGAGCGCGAGTGCCTGCTGTGGGCCGCGCGCGGCAAGACCTACGCCGAGACGGCGAGCATCCTCGGGATCGCGTTCTCCACCGTCAAAACCAACCTCGACCACAGCCGCTACAAGCTCAATTGCGTGAGCCTGAAACAGGCGACCGCGGTCGCCGTCGCGCAGGGCATTTTGACCTGCGCCGACCTCGGAGGACGAACGTGACCGATCGTACCCCGGAGCAATGGGAAGCCGTGCTTCGCAAGATCGCCCCGCACGGCAAGGCCGAGATCATCGAAGGCTTTGCTGCCGAGCTGCCGCGGCTGACCAAGAAGTATCACATCGACACGCCGCTGCGGCAGGCGCACTTCCTCGCCCAGGTCGCGCACGAAAGCGACCATTTCCAGACGATGGAGGAATACGCCAGCGGCGCGGCCTACGAGGGTCGCAAGGATCTCGGCAACGTGGTCAAGGGCGATGGCCGCCGGTTCAAGGGCCGCGGCCTGATCCAGTTGACCGGGCGTTATAACTACACTGGCGCGTCGAAGGCGTTCGACCACGACTTCGTCAGCCATCCGCAGGACGCTGGCAAGATGCCGTGGGCGGCCGAGATCGCCGCCTGGTACTGGTCGACCCACAAGCTCAACCGGCATGCCGACAAGGATGATGTGCGCGGCGCGACGAAGGCGATCAACGGCGGGCTGAACGGGCTTGGCAGCCGCATCGCCTATCTCGACCGCGCCAAGTCCGCGCTCGCGTGACCGAGGAGGAGCCGCCGATGGGCGTTCTGGAAGAAGGCGTCAAGACCGCTGGCGGCATCGTCGACGCCCTGCGCCAGCAGCCGCTCGCCCTGGCGATGGGCTTGATGAACATCGCGCTGTTGCTGTTCCTGTTTTATTACCTGTCCCGCATCACCAGCCGCACTGAGACGACCGTGGCGGCGCTGTTCGCCGCCAACGACAAGCTCTATTCGCAATGGACGGAGATCATCAAAGACACCAACGCGCTGGTCGACAAGAGCACCCACTGCATCATGCCGGAGGACGCGCTGAAGCTCATGCAGGCGCAACGGCCGCCGACGCCCTAGCGCGATTCCATCACCACGTTGATGACCTCGCCGCCGAGCGCCGCCGCCGTCTCGGCGAGGCTATGGGTCTTGGCGGAAAGGTTGCTCCCGACCTCGTTCCATTGTCCGTCGCGCGACAGCGCCGGCGGAAAGATAACGAGGCCGCGCTCATTGTTCCAGCGCACCAGCCCGACGATGTTTTCCTCCGCGCGCCGCTCAAGGTAGCGGCGCAGCGCCGGGTCGCGATGCGCGTCGGGAAAGTTCGGGTCGACCCAGATCTGCACCGCCTGGATAGCTTCCCGCTCGCCCGTCTCGTTGTTCAGCATGGTGATGTAGTCGGGTATGACGTCGAGGACATAGTGCGAGCGGTTGGGGCGCGAGAGATCCGCGGTGTCGTTGTTGCCCAGCCAGCGGCACGTCCAGAGCGCGCATTCCGGCGGCATCCCTGGCTTGTGGTAGACGAGGCAGCCCTTGCCGGCCTTCTGGTGGCGGCAGCGCACGCCCGCGTCTTTGCCGAGCGAGTTGACCGGGACCAGCTTGCAGCACAGCTGGCAGTCGCCGCACTGTCTCATTCGCTGGCCGAGTCGCGCTTGCGGCGCGCGTTGTCGGACGCATCCTCGAACAAGGGCATCACGTCGCTTGTGGTATAGCCTCGGCGCTTCATCGCCCGCACAAACATTGCAGCAAGCCGTAGTACCACCCAACGCCTGACGGGGCGTGGAAGCAACATCAGCGCGCCTTTGATCACGCGCCCATACCCACGCTCTGCTCTTCGCCGCGCTTGGATGATTTCATTCTGGGTCAGGCGCCGGCCCATCATTGGGGCGTTCCGCCGGAGCCAAGCGGCGGGTCGGTCGGCCGCGTGCTCGGAGGCGGCGGCTCGCCCTTCTCAGCCGCGTCTTGGCGGGCCTCCAACTTTACAATGTGCTGCCATGCCTCCCCGACCCATTCGCCAAGCTTGGCCCGGTCGGATTGTTGCGCAAGCTTGGCGAGGTCATCCTCGAGCTTTTCGATCCGCCGCCACGTGCGTTCGAGCTCCTGTCGGAACTCTAGCCGGAATTCCTCGGTCTGCCCGATCGCAGCGCTCATCCCCTTGGAGGCTCCACGGATGGCCTGGTCGAACCGCCAGACGATGTAAATCAGCACCGCCGTGTTGGCGACGATGCCGATCGTCTGGATCGTGTCGATAACTTCGTCGCCTCTGCCGAACATGCAGCGCCTCTCATGCGGTCGAGATGATCGTCGGGGTCGTCGACGAAGAGGTGGCAGCGCACGCAATAGCGCTCCCGCTGATCGCTGGGGTTGTAGCTCTTGAAGCCGCAGCGCGGGCAGGTGAACGAGTTCTCGATTTCAGTCATGCGGCGACCGACCACCCGGGCAAGCCAGCCGCGATTGCCGCGCAAGCGAAGGCGATATACGGCGGCGCGCCATTGCGCTTCCATCGGGTGATCTGGTTCGAGCCAGTCCCGAGGAGTCTGACGAGATCGCGCTCGGAAAGATTGTGGGTGGCGCGCATGTGCGCCACCCACGCGGTGAACTCCGCAGCGCTCACTCGAGCGCCGCGCTGATCGCCGCGAGGCGGGCGTCTGCCGCCTCCTGGGTCAGGTGGACCTCGATGAGGCCCACCTCGTCAGAGAGGGCGACGAAGGTGTCGCCGAAGCGCGAGGGCCGAACCTCGACCCGGAGGGTGTTGGAGGAGATCGCCAAGGCGATCGCGAGGTCGGTGGAGGAGAGAAGAAGCACGGAGAGAACTCCCGAAAGGGCCGGAGGCAGGATTGCCTCCTCTGGTTCCCTTTGCTTTCCGCCCCGACCCTCGGGAGGGGTCGGTAGCGCCGGAGGCGCCTCGCTCCGGTAGGGGAAGCGGACCGTGCCGCTTCCATGACCGTGACGATGCTCGCCAATTGGCGACGCGTCAACCGAAATATCGCCAATTGGCGAAAAAAGTTTAATCGCCGAATCGCCGCCGTTTTCCTCCCTGCGGCGTCTTTGCCCCGTCTGGCCCTTGCGGGTCGGGCGGGGCTTTTTTTGTTGCCCGCGCCACGGCGGGGCCACCGCGCCCCGCTGGCGGCGAAGTCGGCCCGCGTTGGGCGTCGATAGCCTCGCCGGCTTAAATGCCGCCAGCGGCCAAGTGTGGGGCTCGTCCGGGGCGGCCTTTAGGCTTTCAACTAGGCCACAACTGGGCCACACGATTTGCCGGAAGTTGCTAAGTCTTTGAAATGTTGGTGGGCGGTGAGGGATTTGAACCCCCGACCCTCTCGGTGTAAACGACGGCGCGGATAGGCCACCCTTTGATATATTTGACGTTTTTTGTCGTGTTCGGCCCCAATTGTCCCGGTTTGTTCCCCAACTGGCCTCCCAACTGGGCCACAACCGGGCCACAGAACCTTTCCATCACCTTTTGTTCCAGCCCCCTAGCGTCCATGCGCCTTGCGGGTGATGGCGTTGGCGACCGCCTTGTGCTGCTCGGGACAGTGGTGCCCGTAGACCTTGAGGATCACCTGCGGCGAAACGCCGAAGAAGCCGCTGACCTCCCAAATCGAAGCGCCATTCTGCAGCGCCCAAGAGATCGCCGTATGGCGCAGCGTATGCGCCGACACCTTACCCTCCAGTCCGGCGTCGGCGACGCAGCGAGCGAACGCCTTCTTGACGCTCCCGACCGGCTCGCCATTGAACTCCACGACCGCCTTCAGCGAAATGCCCCGACGCTTCCATCGGCGTATATGGGCAAGCAGACGATCCGGCAAGCGGACGGGCGGCTGGCGCTTGTTCGTCTCTGCTGTTCCGGACGCGCGGCGATAGAGGACGCCTTGTTCGAGGTCGACGTAGCCACGGCCGATCGCCGGACCCATGGCCGCCCCGCAGACCGCCGCCGAGCGCGTCCCGGTGTAGAGCGCCACCAGAATGAACCTGGCTAGGTGCTGTCGGGACAGGCGGCCGATCTCCCCGCCTCGTTCGCGCTGCCGAAAGCGCCACGCTGCCCACAGCAGCCTTGCCGCCTCCGACCGCGTGAGCCATCGGTCGCGGGCAGGAGCCTTCGCTGGCAATTCGATGTCCCGGCGAAAATCGACGTTGAGAATCTTTTCTTCGTATGCGTGGCCAAGCGCCGCGCTCAAATCTTCAAGCTCACGTCTGGCCGCCTGTTCGCTGCCGCGAGCTTCCGCGTAGGTCCGGCACAAGCGTTTGTTCAGCGCCGTCACCGGCTTCGTTCCGAAAAACTCAAGCAGCTTCACCACCCGCTGCCCGAGCGCCTCAGGCCGGGCGATCTTCGCGCCGCGGTCCTGCTGGTAGATGTTCAGGAGTTCGGCGAGCGTGATGGCAGCGGGGTCACGTCCGCTGTCGTAGTTCGGCTTGATGCGGGCGGCGAGGTATTCCGCGAGCTTTTCTTCAGCCCCCGCGCGGTCATCAGCGCCGCAGCCAGTTGCAATTTTGCGTCCGTCGTCACGGATGTACCAGAGCTTTTTCCCCCGGACGTCCCGGAGCCAGAGACGGGCTGGTTTGGCTGCGTTCGACATAGTCCCCTCATCTCCTCCACGTTCGCGAGCGTGGTGTATTGCTTCCCCGCGATGGTCTCGACCGTCAGCCGCCCTTTAGCTATTTCCCGGCGTAGACCGCTTGCGGTCATGGACCCATCGGGAAAAGCCAGTTTTGCAGCGATGTCGAGCCTCAGCGGGGTGTCGGGCGCGACGCTGGTCGGATCGACCATTTGAGGTTTCATATTTGCTTCCCGTTGTTTATGCAAGTTCAGCTTGCATATCCCCCAGCGCCCCTGAAGTGGGACCGGCTCCAGCGCCGGAACCGGTCCCTTCAGTCCATCCGACAGGCGCGTAGGCGGACCGAACTCTCAGAAACTCACAGCGGGTCGATGCCCTCGGCCAGGGCGTCGTCGACCCAATCGTCGATCGCCTCGTGTGCCTGCAGGCCGTCGACCTTCGCGCGCAGACGCTCGATTCCCGGTCCGGGTGGCCACGGTGCCGCCATCCATTGCCGGAGGTAGGCGCGCAGCGCCGCGATCTGCGCGTCGGTCAGCGCCTCATGCTTCAGGTAGGCCTCGACGGCGGGGCGCAAGACCCCGCTCGTCTCGTTCATCCAGAAGCCGGGCATGGTCATAGCACCCGCTCCTTGAAGGCGACCGGCGGCAGCGGCGCGCGACGCGGCCGGCGAAGGGAGAGGGCCTCTCGCCTTCATGAGCGCTGCCTCAAGACCCGCAACACCTTGGGCTTGTCGTTGCCAAGCTTGGCGCTCGCCTCGATCATCCGTTTGGCTTGCGCCTCGCGCAGGAGCAAATCCTCGGGAGACAGGCGGCGCTTGGCCTTCTCCTTGGCGTGGTGGTTCGACCAATAGCTTTGCGTCGCCTTGCCCATGTCACTCGACCTCTTTGCGCTTCTTGTTGGCCAACGTCGTCGCGCACGATCGGCAAAGCGCGCTTTCCTTGGCCATCCTTCCGCAGCGTGCGCAGGTCATAGCAGCCGCTCTTTCTCCGTCTCTTCGGCGACCAGGCGGGCATAGTCCTCAACGATCGCCGCCATCGCCGCGATCTCATGATCGACCTTGGCCTGGCTCATGAGGCCGCCCGTCACCCGCTTCTGGTAGACGCTTTTTCTCAAGGCCAGTTCGCGCTGCGCGCACTTCAACTTGTCGAGCGTGCTGATCGGCGCAGTCAATTTTCATTTCCCCTCATGGCTTCTTGAATGGACGACTTGGCTCCGGCCGCGGTGGGGGCGCCGGCTGTTGGAGCTGCGCCTCGTCCCGGCGGCCCGCGAGAGCGATGGCCCGCTCCGTCCGCGCCCGTTCGATCTGCGCCATGGCGGCTTCGGCTTCTTCCCGCGTTTTATGAAACGAGAGGATGCAGTGGTGCTCGACTACGACGTAGGTCGGACCGTTCATCGATTGCCAGGATTGGATCTTGAGCATCGAGCGTCACGCGCGCGCTTTCATGGTTTCGGCGGCGATCTGCTTCAGCCGGCGGGTGTGGCCAGCGGTCAAGACCGCCAGTTCGTCGCCGTTGAGATCGTCGTCGAGCCAGCGATCGAGCGCGGCTGCACCCTTCTCGCGCGCGATCCTTTCGCCGGTCTGCATGAGATCCTGGAGCAGCGCGCCGCGATCGAGCGCCGCATTGTCATCGGGCAGGCTGTCGTCGGGCGGCGGCGGCGCCGACCGGGGCGGCGCAGCGGACGCAGGGCGGCCAGCCTGATCACCCGAGGCCGGCGGGAGAGGACGCCCTTGCCCTGCGTCACGCGCGCCGGCAGCGACGCTCTCGTCTGCCGTCGTTTCGGGAGGGGAGTCCCCCGAAATCTGATCTCTGATTTCGCCCGTCTCCGGGTCGTGTGGAATGTCCTCGACCCCGGCCAGCGCGTCGAGGCGGGCGATCAACGACTTGGGGCGGGGGCCGGCCAGGACCTTATCACTGGCCCCCTTCAGATCATAGAGTTCATCGTCGCGGTGGAGGAGATCATCGAGATCGGTCGACATCGGCAGCACTTTGGAGTGCCGACGCGCCACCGTCTTTTTCGCCGCCTCGTCGTAGCTCTTGACCCACATCGCCGAGAAGTTGCCGTCCCTGTCGGGCCTGGAGTAGGCGTCGCGCACACAGTCGATCTCGAACCGGCTCATCACGTCGCGGCTCTTCTCGCCGGTCTTCAGGACCGCGATCGAATAGGCGAAAGTCAGCGGGCCGGGGTCGATGTGCGCGCGCAGCCGCGCGGCATATTGCTCGTCGCTCTCCGCGCCCGATCGTTCGAGCGGCCTCGGCATGTAAGGCTTGTGCTTGATGTAGGGATCGTCGCCCTCCTCGTAATCGAATTTGTCCTTCAAGTGGACGGCGTGCACATCCCAAGTCGAGATGGTGTCGCTGTTCCTCACCTTCTTTCGAAGGCCTGCGATCATCGGCATCCAGACGACCTTGTCGATCCACTCTTTGCCGACTCTCGTCGAATAGATGACAAGCGCCCCTTCCCTGCCGTCAGGCAGAAGGCCGTCCTGCGCCGCCTTCATGCACGAGGTCCACAAGCTCTGGCGGTCCGCGGTCGCCAGTTTCGGATTGGTCTGGACCGCTGTCAGGACGACGCGGACGAACTGCTCGACCCGAATATGTCCAGGCAGCGCGGCTTTGAACTGTGGCTGGCGCTGGCCGAGTTCGGCGGCGATCGTCGGTTCCCTGATTGCAACGTCCGAATTCATGACGCTCCTCCTGTCACCTTGATTATGCTTTCCCCGTCAGGCGAAACTTCACGGCGTTAAACGTCCTGAAGGCAGTCTCGCGCCTCTCGTTGGAGGCCGAATTGTCTGGATGCAGGCATGCCAGAATGAGCAGGAATTCCGCGTCGGTTAGGATCGGCTGGTGCATGTCGATCAGCTTGCGGTAGTATTTTTCCGTCCGGTGCGCTCTGTTCAGTTCCTCCTGAAAGTCTGGAAAATTCTTGTCATAGAGTTCCTGCGCGGCCTTGCGGATGCGCTCGCTGAAACTGTCTTCCAGCTCTCGCGTGCGACGGGTGATAGCGGCGTTGACGTGAGCTTCCTGCGCCTTCGTGAAGACCACTGGACCATCGGCTTCGGAACGGCGGCTTCTGATGTCGCGCAAGACGTTGGTGGCCGTGCAGGGCGAGACGGATACATCGCGGGCGATCTGCGGTGCTGTCGGCAGCTTGCCGCTCGTGGCTTCGACAGCTAGGGCATAGGTCTGTGCCATTTCCCGCTTGGGAGCGGGTTTCGCAGGGGGGCCTTTGTTAGAGCTAACAAAGGTCAGGTCGATCCCTTGTATTGACCGGCTCTCTGTCTTTTCCAGTATGATGCGGGTCTGATCAGGGTCATTGCCCCACCTTATCAGGATGGAGCGCTCCTTTGGGGGCAGAACGTTGTCGCCGAAGCGACCATCGAGCCATTTGCCAAAGCTGCTATCGTTCTTGCCGTGATCAGCACGCGCCCCGGCAAGTTCGACCGCCAGCTCGAGCGTCGCTTCCCGCCAATCAGCATCGGCTTTGCCGCGCCGCGTGATCGCGGCATCGATCTTCTGCGCCCGCCGTTCCAGCCGATCGGGCAGCTTGACGATATTGTCGTCCGTGCTCATATCGAAGATCTCTCTCGTTTATTGATGTAAAAAGGCCGGATGCCATTCATCCGGCCCCTTCCTTGCGTTACGCCGCCAGCTTCACCGCACTTAACCGCTGCGTATGGCTCAACTGCACACGGCGCAGAACAACCTGCATGGAACGGGCGATAGCGGCCTCCTTCGCGCTGGCGACCGCGCTGAACCCCGACTTCTTCGCCTTCTCCTTGATCAAGGCGGCGGCGAAAATCTTGTCCCCTATGACGCTCCCGGTGACGGCGTTTGTGTTCTTCACGGCTTCAAGATATTCGCGCAGCTTCTCGTCGCCCCAGTGCTCGCGGACAAGAACTTGGACCTCCTCCAGGATTGAGGACTTTTTCTTGGTGACGATGGGAAAAATAGCCGGCAGCGTCATGCTTTGAACTCCTTCACTTTGATGGCGCGGTACGAAGTCGCCTTGACCACGTACTCGGCCCGCTTGACGGTCTTCGCTGTGATCACCCGGCCGTCCCCGAGCGTTCCCCGCGCGGCGTTGCCGAGCAGATGAACCAGTTCCGTGTCGAGAGGCTTGCGCTCCTTGCCGGCGGCGTCGCCGGCGCTCTCGATCGTCTTAAGCCGCTGGCGCTCCTCGACTAGCTCGAGCGCGCGCTCGTTGCCGGTCAGATCAACCTCACCGCCGTCGTCGTCGGCGTAGACCCGCGCCAGGGTCGCTGCGTCTTTTCCGTAGTCAGGCGGGTAAGGATCGTTGTCCACCACCCGCCGCCAGAAATCGGCGACCAACACGCGCAGCCGGACGATCAGCCCCGGCCGAAGCGGCACGTCCGCGACGTGCATCTCGAGGCCGCCGTCGCCGAGCGCCATGGCGGCGATCGCCGCCCACTTGGCGCCGGTCAGCGCCGCCTCGACGCTTGCCTGGACCGCAATCCACAGCGGGACCTCGACCTCGCCGTCCTCGCCCCGCCAGCCTTTCTTAAACGCGAAGTGGCCGACCGTCTTGATCTGGACGACGCCGGTCCCTTCGACGTCGGGACGCGACGCGAGCGCGTCAGGCGTCGCGCCGAGCCGCTGCTCGCCGTCGCGGTAGTAGAAACGGTGCGGCTGGATGATCCACTCGGGCTTTTCTTCCTGCAGCAGCTGCAACGCGATCGGCTCAAGAAGCCGTCCGCGTCGCATCGCCGACGTCTCGCCGGAATCTTCCGTGAGCAGTCCGCGCTTGAGGCACCACAGCCCATAGGGCGTCATGTACGGGTGGACCTCGGGACCGAAGAGCGCGGCGGCGACCGAGGCGGTCACGTCCTGTTCCCGCCTCGCCAGCCACGACGCACGATCGGTGATCGCGAATCTTGCGATCTCGTTCATGCGGCCTCGTCCCCTATGCCAACGAGGCCGCCGCGCTTGACCCAGGCGTCGTAGTTCTCTTCGCTTCCCCAACAGCCGCGCGGCAGGCTGTTGACCAAGAGGCGCGCGTAGCTCGGGACGATGTGGGCGTTCTCATCGTCGGCGCGACCCATCGCCTCCATCAGGTCGTTCTTAAACAGCGCCTGGAGGAAATGCCCGGGCGGTATCCCGCGCTCGACATAGCGGACGATGCCGGCGCGCATCCGCTCCGGCACATCGCGCCAGTCGACCTTCTCGCGCCACGCCATCGTCGGCGCGTTCATGCCGCCGTGGCCGTGCTGCGGCGGCGAGCGGCGAGGCCGACGAGCGCCGCGAAGCCGATCAGCATCAGCGCCCAGGTCGAGGGCTCCGGCACGACGCCCGACTGCATGTTTTGGGAAAAGCCCGTCACGCTGCCGCCGGTGATCAAATTAAGCGAAGCGCCTTCGGTCATGCTGAACGGCGCGAGCGCGTCGAACGGCTTGGTCAGGCTGCCGCTGAAGCTGTCGGGGTTGGTGAGCGGCGTGCCTGTCACCGTGGCCAGCAAGGCACCAGGGGTATTGTTGGGGTTCGCCCCTTGGGCGCCCGCCGCGTCGGCCCAGAATTGCTCGGTCGAGGCCGGTGAGCCGACGGCGTCGTTGAAGGTCAGCGACGCGCTGTTTTTGATGAAACTCACCGGCGGGACGAAACCGGTGTCGCTCGCCAGGAGCTTGATGTCGATCGGCGCGCCGCTCTCGTTGATGATGTTTGCGCTCGACAGGGTGAGCTCGTTGACCGCGCCGAAGCTCGAGGTGGCGAGCGTGATCTGCGCGAACGCACCGCCGATCGTTTGGTCGATCGTCAGCAAATTGTTTGCCCCGCCGCTCACGTCGCACGACAATTGACCGTCGAAGCAGGTGAACGTTGAGCCGTTGGCCGAGATCGAGAGTTGCAGGCGCGCGTGCGCGGGCGTCAGGCCGGCCGCGATGATGAGAGCCGCGGCGGATATTGAGACAATGGTGGATCGCATAGCTTTCGTTCCTTCGATGGCCCCATGGGCTTAGGAGGGCTGGAGGGGGCGGCTCCAGCCCGTCCTTTTTCAGTGAGCGTTCAGGGAGGCGTTTCCGCGAGCGGCGGTTTGCCCTGCAACGCGCGCTGCCGGTCACGCTCGGCAGGTGTCAGCGGCGGCCTAATGCGCTCGGTCGTGTCGTAGCCGCGCGCTTGTAGCCACGCGACGCTCTCGGCCAGCATGGCGTCGGTGGCGTCGAGCCACTGGAGCCTGGCCCTGTGGACCGTCGCCAGCGGCACGTCGGGAAAGTCCGGCGGCCCGGGACCATTGAGGTCCCGCCATTCTCTCGCCGCTTCCTCGGTCGGATTGCGGAGCACCGCGTCGCGCTTTTCGAGAAACTCCTCGAGGGCTGTCTTGTCGCTCATGGCTTTGTTCCCTTGGCCACCTCCGCGAGCGGCGGCCGCGTGATGAGCCGCGCAATAGCGCGACCTCCCGTCGTTCGTGGCGTTGCAGAAGCGGAACGGCGGGCCACAGAGGGCCCACCGGCAGCCGTCGGGTTTGAGGTCGGGAAACCGGACGGTCGTGACCCGTTCGGGCCCAGGCGGCCGCGGTGGCCGCGGCGTCTGCGGTGCAGGCCGCCGGTGCAGCGTCGCGGTCATGCCGGTCACTCCTCCGGGTCGATGGTCGTCAGGACGGTCACGCGGAGCGCGACGGCGACGGCGTCGACGACCTCGTCGGACATGATGGCGAGAGCGGCCGCGAAATGGTCCGGCACAAGGAGCTCGCTTTCGATGAAGGCCTCGGCCTCGCGGCGCAGGCGCCGGCGCGTTTCCGGCGTCATCGGAATGTCGAGGATGCTGAAGTCGGGAGCGTCGCTCGTCATGGAAATTTGCCCTCCCGGCCGCTCCGCGATGGGCGGCGGCGCAGGAAGATCAAGCTACGGCAAACACACTGTACGATGCAAGATAAACTTGCATCGACGAAAGAGCGTTCGCTTGCGCTTTCGAATCAACTGCTTGCGAGAACCCAGGCGAAAGATGTCCACAACCGGGCCGTTTGGCCGGCGAAAATTAATTTTTGGCAACCGGCAATTGCAAGCTCTTGTTGCGCATCGGGGGCTTTCGTTGCGAACGGTGTCCACCCAATAAAAACAAGGGGCCCCGGGCCATGACGCCAGAGCGGCTAAGTTATCTGATTGATGACTGTTTGCGTGTGCGGCGAAAGCAGTCGCTGACCGCTTTTCACAAGGATATTGCTCGGTTTTTTGAGGTTGAGCCGGTCACGGTGCGGCGTTGGCTTCGGGGTGAGCGGCCGATCCCGCGCGAGGTTGAGATTGTGATGGAGATTTTTCACGCATGGCCTGAGGTGACGGCCGAGGGTGTGGAGGAGGCGATCAAGCGGCGTGACGGGGCGTCAAAGGCTTAGTTCGCCAAAAGCGACATTGAGTATCTCGCTCTCAATTGCCGACGGATGAAAACAGCACACAACCGAATGCGCGAGTGCTTGCTCGCGCGTCGATGACGATTGCGTGACCACCGCGTGACAGAGGCCGCGGCGTATGCCTAAGTTAACAGATCATTTTCTGGGCGACGCGCGGCGCGGCGCGAGCGAAACGGGGAGGAACAAGCCTTGGCTCATCTCGCCGAAGTCGGTCTACCTGATGTCATACTCGCTATTGTGAAAGAATTGCGCGTGCTAGAGCGGCGGCTACACGAGTCGTCAGATCCTCGCCGAAGCCAGCTTCTTGCTCAGATTGAGGCCGGCGAGCAGCTCCTATCACAGCTCTCGCGAGGAACGCCGATTTTTCCGCAGAGAGCCCGAGCGCCGCGAGTGTTGCACTGAGTAGCGCCTCCAGGAAGTCGACGTCGAGCGGCGGCAGGTCGGCAAGATGAAATAGGCCTCCCGCGTCGGCTACCTCGACGCCGCTGGCGCCCTGGCCGGTCATCAGCCAGTCGATCGAAGCGCCGGTGATCTCGGCGGCCCGGATCAGGTTCTTGCGGGTAATGCCTGCGCCAGTATCCCAATTGCTCACTGCGCCTCGCGTGACGCCCATGGCGGCGGCGAAGGAGGTCTGCGAGAAGCCTCTGGCTTCGCGGGCCGCCTTCACCCTCGCCCCTACCGTCGCTGCTTTCATCATGCGCGGAATTTTGCCTGACGGCGTAAGCGCCGTCATTGACAGAGCCTCTGGTGTCCACAGGACAACGCAAGCGTAACTTGCATCAGAATGCAAGTTGTGGTCTCTTTTCCGCCCATGTTGGATCTCCCCCCAATGACCGCGCCCGCCGAAGCCGCCCTCGAGCGCGCCAAAGACGCAGTCGGCGGCGCCGCCGTCCTCGCCCGTCGACTGACCGTAATCGGCCGCCCGATCACTACGCAGGGCGTCTCAGCATGGCGTCGCGTGCCTGCCGAGCGCGTCGTCGACGTGGAACGCGCCACCGGCGTTTCCCGCCAGGAACTACGACCCGACCTCTACCAGTAAAAACAAATCAGACCGGCTGTTTGCGTTCACTAACGCCGTCAACAAAGGATTGGAAGCCCCCATGGACGCACCGAATCTGACAATCCTCGAGCAGGCGCGCGACGAAATCGTCAAGCTCTTGGCCGACAAGCGGCACGAGCATTCGCTCTACATGCAGCGCTGCAAAGGCATCACCGCGTCGATCAAGGACTGGAAGGACAAGGCCAAGGAGGCCGGCGCGCCGCGCGTCGCCTTCAACGGCCTCCTGAAGTTTATCGCCCTCAACGACAAGCTCGACGCGCTGACGCAGGACATGGACCAGGCCGACGCGGAGGCCTGCGACTTCCTGATCGAGCGGCTGGGCGCGTTCGCCGACACCGAACTCGGCGAGGCCGCCGTCCGCGCCGCGGGCGAGGTCAAGGTCAAGAAGCCGAAAAAGCCGCGCAAGACCAAGGGCGCAGTTCCCGAAGGCGTGAGCGGCGACGTGCTGGCGAAGCTGATCGATGACACGCCGCCCTCCGATGAGGAGACTGACGTCCGGCCCGCCTTCCTGCGCGATAAGGAAACCGCCGCCGCGCCGCTCTGACCGGGCGGAACGGCGGTGGCCGTCGCGCCCTATCTCCTGTCCCTAGACATCGCGACCGTGACCGGCGTCTGCGAGGGCCGCGTCGGCGAGCCGCCGCGCTTTGAGACCTTGCGCTTCGGCACCGACGGCGATGAACACGAGGAGGCGTTCTGCCGGTGCCTGCGATGGATCGCCGGTCGGCTGACCGCCGAGCCGCGCCCCGACGCCGTGTTCGTCGAAGCGCCGGTTAATCCCGGCGCCTTTATGGGCCGCTACAATCCCGACAAAGGGAAGGTCGACATGACGACCAACCCTGAGACGACGATCCGCCTCATGGGTTTATGGGCGATCATCGCCGCCGCCGTGAAGGTTCGCGGCATCCGCTATCAGCGCGTCGACGTCCGCACCGCGCGCAAGGAATTCCTCGGCAATGGCGGCTTGAAGCGCGACGAGGCCAAGCGCCGCGCGTTCGAAATGTGCAAGCTCCTCAATTGGTCGCCGACCAATCGGGACGAGGGCGACGCGGGCTGCGTTCATTATTACGGCTCGATCATCCTCGCCCCGCGCCTCGCGCCGGTCGTCACACCCATGATGTGGGGCAAGATCGCCTCCACCATCGCCGGCGTCGAGATCCTCGGCGACGCCGCCGAGCGCATCCTGCGCAAGCTGGAGAAGGCGAACTCATGAGCCCGAACGGGCGCACTATGAGACCTCACCTTGTGCCCGTCGGGTTGACGGGCATTCCGCGTGCCGACGCTGCGATCAAACGCACGATTGAAACGCTTCGCACCAGTCAGTTCGAACAAGATCCGTTGTTTGACGCCAGCGATTCATTTCGAGTCTCGCTGTGTAATTCCGCGGTGAAGCGCGAAGGCGCGATCATCGAGGCGGCGATCAAAGATGCGATTGAGCAAACCTCGCATCTTCGCTTGTTCGGAGGCGACACGCGCTTGCCTCGCCAAATCGATGTTCAGTTTGAACTTTGCGACCAGGGGTGGCTCATCGCTTTGGAGATCAAACGCGGCTCGATGCACGATTCAACCAAGCTGCGTCAATTTCACGCAGACCTGCAAAGCATCCCGTCCTTGCTGCAATCAGCGCTGCCGCTCTTTCCGGCCCAAAACGTGTTTTTCCATATCGTCTTCATGAGCGGCGACCCGCCACTCAAAGACGGACTGACTTTGAACGACCTCGGGCGTCTTTATGGACTGCACGCTCGCTCGCACATCCTGACGGCCAGGCAACGCTATTCCGCCGCCATCAAGGCGGTGCTGCGCGAACGAGGATTGTAAATGCCAAACCGTTTCACGGGTCAAATATACGCCAATCGGCGCGTCATTTCGTACACTTGGCACGATCCTGAGTTCGGAGAGCTTTGGACACAAAGCGATCTGCTTAAGCTCGGCTGGACCAAATCTAAAATTCAACGACAGCTTGGCGATCCAGATTGCTACGGGCTTAACCCGAACGGCGGCGCGTTTGTGCGGCTCTACAGCCAGGATCGTGTCCGCGGCGTCAAACTGAGACTGGTGGGTGCGCAATGACGGATCTCGTCAAATACGAAGCCGCGCGGCGCGCGCTCGCGGAAGCCAACAGCGTCGACGAGGTCGCGGCCATTCGCGACCGGGCTGTCGCCATGCAGACCTATGCGCGGATGGCGAAGGACTCCGAACTCATCGACAAAGCGACCGACATCAGGCTGCGCGCGGAGCGTCGTGCAGGTGAGATGCTGGTTGAAATGCGCGAGACAGGCCAGCGGGCCAAGGGAGGTGAGAGCGGACGGCGAGAGTTGCAGCCAGCTACTCTCGGTGACCTCGGCGTCACCAAGACGGAGTCGAGCCGCTGGCAGAAGATCGCGGCGATGCCGGAACGTGAATTCGAGAATCGCGTCACCGACGCCAAGCGTGAGGCGATTCGCTCGGTCGAGGCCACCGCGGCGGAACGCAACGAGGAGAAAAAAGAGCGTCGCGCAGAACGCGAGGCCGAACTTGCGGCAAAAATCGTCGCCCTGCCAGAGAAGCGGTACGGCGTCATCTACGCCGATCCCGAGTGGCGCTTCGAACCATGGTCGCGCGAGACTGGCATGGATCGCGCCGCCGACAACCACTATCCGACCAGCGAACTCCAAACGATCAAGAACCGCAGCGTTCACGATCTCGCAGCCGCCAATTGCGTGCTGTTCATGTGGGCGACGAGCCCGATGCTCGAGGACGCGATCGAGGTTCTACACGCGTGGAGCTTCCGCTATGTGACCTCATTCGTCTGGGTGAAGGACAAGATCGGCACCGGATATTGGTTCCGCAACAAGCATGAGACGCTTCTCGTCGGCATCAAGGGCGATGTTCCCGCGCCTGCTCCCGGGACACAGGCTGATTCCGTAATCTTCGCGCCGGTCGGGCGCCACTCCGCGAAACCCGAGGTCTTCTACGAGATCATCGAGCGCTACTTCCCCAATGTGCCGAAGATCGAGCTCAACGCGCGCCAACGCCGAGCCGGTTGGGAGGCTTGGGGGCTGGAAGCGCCGGATGGCGAAGCGGCCGCATGAGCATCCTCGGCCTCGACATTCCAGAGATCGAGAAGATGCCGGGCGGCGACGTGCTGCGGCTCGTCCGCGACATCCTCAACGACGAGGCGTTTCGGGTCTCCACGCTCGAGGAGCAGATGGTCAAGAACGGCGTCGCGGGCTCATTGAATGCCGAGCGGGTCGCGGTCGTGCGCGCTCTCCACGCCTCATCCGGTGCGATCACACTCATGCTGGCGGCGGCCCAGCAGACCTCCCGCAGCAACGAACTGACGCGGACGCGGCGGGAGTTCGTCAAGCTCATTGCTGACCAGATGCGCGCGGCCCTCATTGCCGAAGAGGGGGCGGACCATGGCGCCGCGGCATGAGGGGACGCGCAAGGCCCGCGAGCTTCCCGGCTGGCTTCGCAAGATCGTCGCCGCCAAGCGCGCCGCCTACGACGCTCTGAGCGACGCGGAGAAGGCCGAAGCGGCGGAGGGCCAACGGCTGTGCAGGGAGCGCGTACGAGCGCGCCGCGCGGCCTCGCTTGCGCTGGCGCAGCGGATTTTCGGGTTACACGACGCCGGGCACAACGCGGGCGAGATCGCCGCGATCGTCGGCCGGAGCTCGATTCGCGTCGTTCAGTTCGCCGCCGCGCGCGGCGTTCACATTTCCCGGTCCACTCTGCTCATCCACCGCGCCGTCCAGCTGACGAAATCGCGAGAGGACGCGCTGCGCGACATGGCGGAGGATTACGGGAAAGCCGCCGACGAGGCGCTCGACGATTTGCTGACGTTTTTGCTCAACGATGACGCCACTGTCGCTCGCCGGTTTCTGCGCGTGGGGAGGAAACTCGCCAATGCGAACGCCGACCGGCCGGCTGCGTGAACCGCCGTGAGCGCGCGCGACTCCGAATGGGACGATCTATGGGCGGAAGCCAAGCACGCCGACATCCACCTGGTGGCCGAAGGCCTCGGCGCGAAACTTAAGCGCAACGGCGCCGACTGGATTGGACCTTGCCCGGCCGGCTGCGCGCAGCATGATGGATTCGTCATTTCGCCGGCCAAGCGCCTGTTCCTCTGTCGGCCGTCCGGCGCGACCGGCGACGCCGTCGACATGGTTCAGCACGTCAGGGGCTGCGACAAGCTGGACGCGCTGCGCGAGGTCACCGGCAGGCTTCCGGCGCGCACCGGCGGCTCTCCACCGTCACAGGGCCCAACCCCGCGGGGCGAGCCGGAAAACCCGACAGCGGCCGCCGAGGCCCGGGCGCAGAGCGTATGGCGGGAGGAAGGGATCGAAACCATCCTCAAACGCGCGCGCCCGATCGCCGGAACTCACGCCGAATCGTATCTCGCCGCCCGCTGTGGTTCCGTTCCGGCGCGCCGCCTGACCGCCGACCTCAAGTTCGTTTCCGATCTCGATTACTGGAGCGGCCGGCGGCGGATCGCGACGCTGCCCGCCATGGTGGCGATCATCCGCAACGCCGCAGGCGACCCCATCGGGATCCACCAGACCTATCTCGACCCGGCCGCGCCGGTGAAATGGATCGATCCGACGGAAGCGCACCTTCCGACGAAGGAGCGGGCGAACAGGGCGAAGAAGATCCGCGGTCACGCCAAGGGCGGGCTGATCCGCCTGGGCCGCATCGGCGACAAGCTGGCGGTCGGCGAGGGGATCGAGACGACGCTGCGCTGGTATGCTCGCGCCGCCGGTGCGGAAGACGTGACGATCGCCTGCGGCGTCGGGCTCGAAAACATGGCCGGCGGCTGCACCGGAACCCTGCCGCACCCGACGCTCACCCAGCGCGGCAAGCCGGCCCGCTTCGCCAACGGCGATCCAGACTTCGCGAAGCCAGGCATGGTCCTGCCGGAGGACGTGCGCGAACTAACCCTGCTTGGCGATGGCGACAGCGAGCCGCTGATGACGCGCGGCAAGATCGCTGCGGCCGCTCGCCGCGCCGCGTCCGCCGGCCTCGTCGTCAACGTTCACTTTGCCCCAGAGGGCAAGGATTGGGCCGACATCGATCCGGCCGACGAAGCTCCGCCGGTGGAAAGCGCGGCGGCCTTCCTCGAGCGCATCGCCGCCGACTTCAAGGCGCCCTTCCGCTCGCAGTTCGGCGCGTTGTTTCTCGATCAATTGGACGAGCCTGGGCCCGAGTTCGAGTGGTTGATCGACGGCTGGATGTCGTGCGGCGACCGCTCGATCATCGGCGGCGCGAGCCAGAGCGGAAAGTCGTTCCTCGCCGTTCACGCGGCGCTTTCGATCGCCCACGACCGCGAGTTCTTCGGCGCCAAGGTCAAGCCGGGGCTGGTTGTCTACCAGGCGGGCGAAGGCGTCCGCGCCTTCAAGCGGCGCTTGCGCGCGTGGCGCAAGCACCACGGCGTTCTGTTTTCACGTGAAACACCGTTCGTATTTCTGCAGTCGCCGGTCGACCTCTGGCGCGCCGACGGCGACACGCCGAAGCTGATCGAAGAGATCAATGGAATCGCCGAGCAGTACCCCGAGCCGCTGCGCCTGGTCGTCATCGACACGCTGGCGACCGCGACGGTCGGCGCGGATGAGGTTTCAGGCCGTGACATGGGCCTCGTCATGGCGAACGTCGCCAAGATCGGCGCGGCGACCGGCGCGGCCGTCTCGCTTGTCCACCACCTCAACGCCGGCGGCGAGCGGTTGCGCGGCCACACTTCGATCTTCGCCAACATCGATCAGGTCATCATCGTCACCAAGGACGAACTGACCGGCGTCCGCACCGCCAGGCTCGACAAATTGCGCGACGGCGACGAGACGGGCGCGACGTTCAGCTTCGAGCTCATGTCGGTCGGCTGGGGCGACATCGACCCCGCCACCGACAAGCCGATCACGTCCTGCGTCTGCCTTCCCGTCGGCCAGAAAGAGGCGATCCGGCGCGGCGAGGAGCAGAAGGGATTCAAGCTCGAGGACGACGAGGTCGTCTTCATGACGGCCTATTTCAAGGCCGAGGAGCGGTACGGCGAGCCGGTGCCGCCCGATATGGACCTGCCCCACGACGTGCGGTCGATCGTTTCGTACACCGCCGTCAAGCGCGCCTACCTGATCGCCTCGCCCTCCGATCTGCCGCCAGCCGAAGTGGAGGCGACCGAAGAGGAGACGGCAAAGGCGGCCGAGCGGCATCGCGAGGCGCTGAAGAAGCGCCTGCAGCGGCTGCGCGAGAGACTGACCAAGCTCAACGTCATTGGCGTTGCGGGCGATCGTATCTGGTGGACCGGGAAGGCCTTGCGGGCCTTCCCGCAGACCATGGCGCGTTCGGACGAGGCTGGCGACGAGGGCGGCAGCGATATCCCGTTTTGAAAGGAAGCCGAGCGTGCTGAAGATCCGCATCACGCAGCTGGACGGCAAGTTGCCGAACCTCGCGTTGATGCGACTCTCGCACTGGCATCGCGCGCGCGGCGACGTCGTCCGGTTCACGCGCTCGCCCTACCGGCATCTAGACGAGCCCGGCTACGACAGGGTCTACGCGAGCGCGATCTTCGAATACTCGCGGCCGCACGTCGAACGCCTGAAGGCCGAATTCCCGGCCGCGATCATCGGAGGCACCGGCAGCGGATCGGCCACGACCGTCGAGAGCGTCGTCGGCGACCATGCCGGCTATAGCTACGACGACTATCCAGGCTTCGCTGCCTCGCTCGGCTTTACCCAGCGCGGCTGTCGTTTGAACTGTAAGTTTTGCGTCGTGCCTGGCAAAGAGGGCAAGCCGAAGTCTACCGCGACCATCGCAGAGATCTGGCGCGGCGCGCCCCACCCGAAGCATCTCCACCTTCTCGATAACGATTTCTTCGGCCAGCCCGAGGAGCAATGGCGGGCGCGCCTCGAGGAGGTTCGCGCCGGGCGATTCAAGGTGTGCTTCAACCAGGGATTGAACGTTCGCCTGATGACGCCGGAAGCGGCGCGCGAACTCGCGTCAATCGACTACCGCGACGACGGCTTTACCACCAGGCGGCTCTACACCGCCTGGGACAATTTGAAGGACGAGGGCGTCTTCTTTCGCGGCGTCGACATCCTCGAGGACGCGGGCGTCCCCGCAACGCATCTGCTCGCTTACATGCTGATCGGGTTCGATAAGCGCGAAACCTGGGAGCGCCTGCTCTACCGCTTCAACAGGATGGTCGAACGCGGCATCCGCCCTTACCCGATGGTGTTTGGCGACCGGACGCGGGCGCTGCCGCTCGGCGGCCTTAACGCGCGCCTTGCTGGCCGGTCGCTGATGGAATTCCAGCGTTGGGCGATTCGCAAAGCCTACACCGTCGTCCCGTTCGAAAGCTACGACGTCAACGCCAGAGGCCACACGCTCGCCGTGCCGGACTTGTTCGAACCAGAAGAGAGGATCAGCGCATGAACGATCAACGCCCGAGCGTGCTCGAGGCAGCGCGCATGGTTGACACCGGCGACCATGTCGAGGCCGGCATCATGACCATCGTCGCCGGCGCCGTCGACGACGCTCACCGCCAGCGTCTCGCCGAGATCGAGGCGCAGCAGCAGCGCTGGCTCGACGAGGCGATGGCCGACGTGGTCGAGGTGGTCCGCCGCCAGCGCACCAGATTGGGCAGGCGGGTGTGTTCGCCCAGCGACGGCAAGGTCATCCGGCAGATCTTTGGCCTCGTCAGATCGATGTCGGCCGACGTCACGGCCGACGACGACCCTTCCTTCGGCGATCATCCATGAACCTCTATCCATTCGACGAGGTGCGGCAGAACGCCGACCGGCGGATTGCGGAAGGCTGGGGAACGAAGTGAGCGATTTGTTGAAGCGCTGTGACGAAGCGTCAGAGGTTGCCCGCCAAGCCTTCGCCGCCGGGGATACCGTGACCGGCATTGCCGCTATTCAGCTAGCGGCTCAATTGGTCCAACTGGCCAGAGCCTTTGAAACAATGTTCCCAGACCAAAAACCAGTGAAAAATCCGCTGAGAGGAGGCGCGGCGGCCACACTTAAGGTG